AACAATATCTACAGTTACAATTTCAAAATCACTTACTCTACCCCCTTCGGAAACATTACCGCTTCCTCTTGAGCTTACACCAAGTTTAACACCTGATTCAAGTAAGGTTTTTACAATATTACCCATAGGCGTTGGTAAAACTTTAAGTTTACCTACGCCATCTGAGCCTTTCATACCCATTTCAGTAATCATGTGGCTAACACGATCCAAATTAACAGTTAAGTCATCTGGATGATCGGCCTCACCTAATACTGAAAAACCTGAGTTAATTTTTTCGGCAAGTGTTTTCACTGCACTGGCAATTTCATTAATTGGATATACTCTCGAATTCTGATTTTTAACATCACCTTGGATGAAAACGCCATTCATGTAAAGATTTTTTTCTGAGCCTTCACTTTCCTGAACGGTTTCAACGTTTATTGCGGCTTGTTCAAAACTCAATTTTTCAATTAATTTCATTGTTTATCCTTAAGATCCCATTGGGCTCTTTTTATTGTCTGCATGTTCTGCATTGTCTGCTGACTCTGACGAACCTTTAGGTGCTTTATTACCTGGCTGATTAACGTTTCCTGCAGTATCTTCAGAAACACTACCTACACCATGATCACCTTCTGATCCTGAATTAGCCATATTAACAGCCGATCCACCCATATCATTTTTACTTGCTACGGGAGATTTTTGAGCTCCACCATCGGCACCAACTGGATCACTAGGATCTTTAACTGCTACCATATTAGCGGCTTCTTCGATTTCTTCGAAATCTTCTTCAACTGTTTCAGCAACTCCGTCCTGCTCAACTGATTCCATTTCAGGCATTTCCTCTTCTGCATCCATGGCATCCATTGGCATTTCGTCGTCCATTGGTGCTTCTTCTTCTGCACCGCCGACTAATTCCATAAACTCAGCCTTTAAACGATCTAATGCTTCTTCAGCATCAACAAATGCTTGATCAACTTCTGGGTCTCCAGTGTCTCCACCTTCGTCATCCATTGGCATTTCTTCTTCGTCGTCCATTTCGTCTTCACTATACATTTCTTCTGACTCAATTTCATCTAAGTCTGAATCAACTGCATTAGTTACTTCTTGAGCAAAATCTTGCTCAGGATTTTTAACGATTGCTTCGTCTACATCTTCTTTGCTGTCGTCATTGTCTTCATCTTTGCTTGCCTCGTCTACTTGTTCCGATTCTTCTTTAACGTCTTCCGAGTCATCTTTCTTTTCATCAAGAATTTCGTCTTCAGTTACTTCATCTTCGGCTACGAGGTTTTCATAAATTCCACGAGCCTTCTCCACAAATACATCGTGAAGGAGGTCGCTTGCTTTGTCCGTTTCCTCGTTTATGATATATTCGAGGACCTTTTCTAATTTATCTCGTGTAGTCATAACAACTCCTACAAATTGTTGTATATGTTTATTTAATATATGAAATCAAAAGTGTACTAAAATGGCTAAAAAACGGCGAGTTTTGGAAGATTTTTTATTATTTTTGAATTTTTTAGGGTAAGCTCTTTAATATTTTTTTCAAAAAGTGGGTAAGACTCATGCGTTTTTAACTGTGAAATGAGTTTTTTATCACAATTTTTAAGTGCATCATAAAAGCCGAAGTTTTCGGCAAGTCTAATTGCTTCAAGAAATAGTTCATAGATATTAGTAAAATCGTTGTATACTTCTCCTATACCTACATTTTGACTAATTAAATCTACTTGTATTTCATGGTTTATTATTAATTTTTTAATAATATTGTTATAATCTATATCCTGTACGAGTGTAGTTATATCATTAAAAACATGCTTTTGAAAGGTATCAATACGTTTAAAGATTTTTAAATCAGGATAAAATAGTGGGTATTTTGTATATTGATTTAGACTAATATATGCCTTGATTATCTGCTTAACGACTGAATAATCTAACTTTAAATTAAGCCGTTGGCTTAATAACATTACTTTATCAACATCTAAAATATCCATCATTGATACATTTATTATTTTATCATACTTTTCTAATATTGGTATAGCTCTAGGCGATAACCCATAATGATGAGGCCAATTAAAAACTAACATATGAAACACCATGTTACAAATTGTTTCATAATAATCTTCGTCTATCCAACTATTAATTCTTTTAGTTTCTTCTGACCAGTTAACTCCATCAGGAACATGAAAAAAACATCTGTCCATAAAAATCTTTATGGCTTGTAATGATAGTTCATGCATAGGATTTAAGTAAACATTTATTAAGAATCTATCGCCACGTAACAGTTCAACAATATTATCGTTATCGAACATTTCTCTAGCATGTAAAAAATAAATTTGTTGTTCATTAGGAGGAAAATGTTTTTCAAAATTTAATATTTCATCAACAGTTATAGTATGATCGGATCGTACAGATTCATCGTTTTTTGCATATAATATTCCTATTGCTTTTTCTGATGCCCAATTAACACTAGAATCAATAGTCATTTTATTACGTATAAATCTTTCTCGTTGAAATAAATGTGAAAATCTATTTTTAGGATTATCGAAATATACTGAGGGGGAGGTTTGTAATATCCGACATAGTAAATTTGCACTTACAAATGCCGGACCGGTAACAATAATATGGTTTGACATTTACATTGCTTGGTCTTGGGTCATAGGTCGTGAATAAATTTTATCAAAAAATTCTTTACGTTTTAAAAGATCAACTTTTTTAATCTCTTGCATTTTACGTAATTTATTTAAATGTCGTAATGTAAGCCTTACTTTACGAGTATCATTAGGTTGTTGTTTAACTAATTCATCGTCATCGGCTTCATAAAATTCAAATAATTTCATTGTACTGCTCCTGGTTCTGGTGGAGGTGGTTGTTCTGCTCCTGATATTGGACTTTCCATTCCTCCAGCATCTGGGCTTTCGGCATCCATGTCTGCATCAGCCATATCATCGAGTCCTGGTTCCATTTCTGTATCAACTGGTCGCACACCTACTGCACTTAAATTATCCATTGCGGCTTCTTCGCCACCTGGTGCTACTCCAGCCTGTAGTGGATTTTCTTCTGCCCACATTTCTTCATTTTCAACAATTTCGTCTTCGTTAAGATTTAGATATTTCTTAAGAGTAAATCTACGTGCTAAGTATGGTACTTCTGCTAATGAACCAAATACTTGAGCTCGTTGTTGATTAAGTTCAATTTCTCTATATTCTGAAAAACTTTGTGGTTCAACAAATACTAAATCAAATAAACTACTATCAACATTAACGCCTCTAAACTTTAAAAACAATTTAAATTCTTTATCAAATTCAGGTGCCATTAATGACTGTAATCTTTGGCAGTATTTTGTAAATCGAAATTCTTGAATAAATGCAGTTCCTACTCGCCCATCTACATAACTAGCCGTTCCATCATCTGGACCTGTAGGCAAATACGAACTTGGAATTCTTAATGCTCTTAACATTTTATTTGTAAAATATCTTAAGTCGTCTATCTGTCCTAAGTTTTCTCCACCTGGTAATGTTTCTACTTTTGAACCACGCCCTTCAGCAGTTTGTGCAAAGAAATAATCTTCCATAACACTAAGTGGATTATAACTAGCATCTAGAACAGTTGCTCCACCACCTGTACGTGATGGAATACGTCTTTGATGTATTTCATTTTTAACACGTTCAACAAAACCCATTGCTTTATGCGAAGGCATGTTTCCTACATCAATATAAAATACTCTACGTTCGGGTGCTCTTTGTACCCTGTAAATTATAATAGCATCTTCAAGTAATTCTTTTTGCTTATATGTTTTATAAACAGCATCTAATACACTTTGTCCAAACGGCCAGTTTGAATCTAACCCTTCAGTTAAACTTAAATGTATCATATGCTCTGCATCAACACCATATTCTTTAATTGAATCGGAAAGAGCTTGTGATGCGTTTTGATATTGTTGATTTTGTACTACACCGCCTTGTTGCATTGTTTGCATACTAGAATAATTGTCTGAGTGCGATATAATTTCACTAGCAGTTTTTTCTTGTAAATTTAGTTGTAAATTACGTACAATATATTGTTCTATCTCTTTACCTTTTGCTTCGTTGATAATTGCTTTAGAAACATCTGCTGGGTTAACCCATGTCCATTCGTATGTTTCTGGATCACGAATAAAAAATTGATCTCCATACTTTAATGTACTACGAAACATTCTCCATAAACGTGTATCCCAATCATTAATGTTTGACCATTGTTTTAATGCTTTT